ACCAACATTTTTAACATATATTCTTTCATCTTCTTGTATTAATGAAACGTCAGATACAGTTTTGAAATCTGATAAAACACCAGTAATTCTTAACTCAACTTTTTCTTCTGTATCACCATCAGCATATCCATAAATTACTTCATCGGATCTCAAATCGGATGAAATTCCTACAACATTATTAACTCCACTACAACCAAAGAATTGATTTATACTTTTTGATGTATATGTAATTATATTTTTACCACCATTAATCCCCTCATTTATTAATATACCAGACTTAGCAAAACCAACAGTAGAATCAACCGAAATAATAGAAGATCCAACATTAACTTCATCTAAAGATTTTGTTTTACCTGGAATTGTAAATGTTCCTTCTATTAAATCTCTATCATCAAATCCAACAAATAATGAAAGTTTATAATAAGGTTTATTATCTCTTGTAAGAATTTCTACCTCAGAAACTGAAGCATATGTTGAAGTATCTGTTGATTTGTATATCGTTTGCCCAACTAATTTAGATGGATCAAGATCAAGAGTTAATAAATCCGCAATAATTACTTCTCTACGGATAAATTCTGATGATGATGGTTTAATTAAACGATCTTCTAAATCTACTATTGTAGCATCAACACCATATAGAAGTTTAAATAAAATTCTAATTGATTCCTGAATACCTTTTGATTGATAGAAAGATCTTGCATGTTTGATAAAATTACCAACATCAATACTTTCATGGAAATCATTATTTTCTAATCCAGGTAAAAATGTTTTCTTTAACTTCCTATAAAATTCCTGTAAAAATAATACACTTAGATTAGTAACAACACTCTCAGGAGTGTGGGTATTTGCCTTAGTACTTTCAAATATTAATGTATCTTTATTAATATTATTGAAAAAGGATGAAATTCCTACATTATATCCAGTTATTCCACTAAAACCACGAATACAACCAATAAAGGTAGTATCTGTTTTTGTAGTATATGTTATTATTTCATCATCAATTTTCAATAATCCATATGTATCTGGATATCCTTTTGTAGATGCAACATTAATAGTTGTATCTGATAAAGAAACCGAAGAAGTAAGAGTTGTTTTTCCAAATATAACTTCAGGAACTAAATTATCAACTTTAAGATATTGATCAAAATTAGAAATTAAATCAATACTACCTCCTTGGAATTCCTGAGATAAGTAATACTGTTTAAAAAATTCTGTTGCAATAGGAAAATCATCAACCAAAAAACTTGGAAGTTGATTTTCTATTATCTCATTTAATTTTATTCTTCTATCAATACCTACAACCATTCTTTACTTCCTCTCCAATTCTCCATTTGAGTAGCTTGATGTGTAATAATCTCTTGAAAAGACAACACCTGAAACATCTTCACCAGATGCAATTACGTCCTTGATGGTATTTATCTTACTATTTGTAACGTCAAAACTGAGATAAAGATCCTTTAATCCAATAACATCATTTGAATCAGGATATGCTTGAATTTCAATTATACTGTTTGGAGTAATAGTTGATGTTATATTAATAGTATTAATAAGAATTTCACCTTTAACATAATCAACTGTTCCTACAGATTTAACTACAACTCTATTTTCATTCTTTTCATTTTTAGTTATTATACTTAAAGTACCTTTTCCACTACCATCTAAAGCACCAGCAGCATCTTTATTTGGCACATCAGTCAAATATACTAATGATGATTCTCCAGATACTGTAAATCCTGTACTCTTTATATTAAATCCTTCGGGATTAATATAAAATCTATTACCAAAACACAATTCATATTGTGCGAATTGATTAGTTAATACTTTTAGATCTCTTCTAATTTTAATTTTAGTAATATTTGATGTAATCGCATCATCTACCCTATCAATTAATTGTAGGACTTTACTATATTTGAATCTACCTCCAAATTTATTAATATCAACATTCTTAGAATAAGAAACAAGAGAATCTGTTATCTTTGATTTTAAATCAGTTGCACTAGTAATTTGTGAGGAATTATAATAAATTGTTGAATCAATTTCAACATATAGTATTTTAAGATCAATAATACTAGAATCTATTCCAGCAATAGAATAATTTTTTAATTTATTCTTAATTTGTATCTTATCAAAGTCTGAAATATAAGTTCCATTTTTAGGTTTTATACTAATTTGTACCTTACCAAATTGAGGTGGATCTAATTCTTCCCCACCAACAACAGCAATTGATTCTGTTCTTGGATATATTGATTGTATGATTGCTTCATAGTCTCTTGGAGTAACCGCCCTGTATTGTGCCGAATACAGTCTTGGACCGTAATATTTAATCGATGACAGGTTTTCCATCTCAGAACCATTTGAGGCACTCTGAACGGTGTTTATTGATACATTACCATATGGTATAACTGTCTTAGATCCTGGTTCATTTGGATCTTGATCTGTAAGGACTCCTTGGAATTCAAATACAGCAGCACCATTACCAGATTCACCATCAGTAACAATGTATCTGGTGGTTACAACATCATTCGTATCTAATTTTCTACCAAATATATTGTCACCAAATAATAACTCATATCTTTCATCTTGAATTTCTTGAGTAAAGAATATCTCCGAAGTTGGATCAAGATTCAAAATATTATCAATCATTTTCCATTGTCTACCAATCTTACCATATCCAATAGTTGCTTCATAATTAGCAGCAATTTGAACGTAAGTTGTAATAGTAGAACTATCAATATTTGAACTATCTAATATAAATCTTTGATCTTTTAGTCCTTTTGCAACAAACCTTGATTCTGATAAAGTACCTTGGAATACTTCTATAGGATCTACTGGTGTACCAAAGACTGCTTCATATATTTTATTTCCAGATCCATCAGGATTAGTGGTTCTTCCAGTGTATTTTAAAGTTGCAGGTGTTGGTTCAGTAATAGAGAATCTATATGTAGTGTTATTTGTAGCACCAACACATACCAAACCTGGTTTTAAATACACTTTAGACAACTTCTGAGTGCTTGAAGTTACGTCTTCCCCCTCATACTCTACCGTAAAGGTAACCATCGCCTTTGAAGCGGTTTTAGAGCGTGGTATATAACCAATATTACGTGCTAAAGATACTACATTCTCCCTAATAGACGCAGAATCTAAGAATGATTCATTTGCTACTAAGTTTGCATTAAAGGCATTAATGTAAGTGTTGTACGCTAAAGTATCAATTAAAACGGAAAAGTTAGATCCTTCAAAATCAAAATCAGAAAAATTTGAATTAGTGCGAAGATAATCCCTTATCTGGGCTTTGATTTCATCAAAATCTAAACTAGTAAACTGTGTAAATGGCATATTATTATCTGGTTGATTCTAACAGAAAATTGAATGATTGTGTTGGTACTGATAATCCTACAACATCAAAAAATACAGTAACATTAAGAGCATTACGTTCAGGTCGTCCATCAACATTAACGTGAATATTATCAACTCTTGGTTCAAAGTTAGTTACTGTTTGTATAATTTGATCTTCAATAACAGCAACTAATGTAGGACTCATATTTTCAAATAAACTTGCACGTACACTTGAACCTATTAATGGGTTAAAAAAGCGTTCAGTAGGAATAGTTTCCACTAAATTTCTTACTGACCTTACAATAGCACGTTCATTGGTCAATACTGGCAAATCTTTTGTTATTGGGTGAGGTGTAAAAGAAAAACTTATGTCTTTAAAACCTCTTGATACACGAGTACCTGCCATTAAATGAATCTTAATACTTTTTTCTTTGTTTATTTATGCAAGAAATTTAATATTTTATATCTATGCATAAAAAAACGCCCTTTCGGGCGAATTTTCCTATTTTCCTTGACCTCTATACCTCTTTTTTGCCTTATTTCGAGAAGTTGCGGAGTATTTTGTATGTTTTCCCCTACCTTGCAAGGTTTTTTTAGGAGTTGTTTCTACAAATTCAGTTGATCCCCATGCTCCTGATTTAGTTTTTACTGCCATGATTAAAATTTAAAGTTCTTGTGGTTCTACTTTGATAGATTTGGGGTCTACTACTCCCTTTTCTTCCGAATTGAAGTAGTATTCCCTTGCATAATCTGCCATTAAGTCAAAAAGTTCCTTTTCAGGCACTTTTTCATGTGCTATTTCACCATTGATATACACATTATAGACTTCCATTTAAATAGTCCTTGTTTTTTCGTGTCCTACACGTATTCTTGGATCACACCAGATGTCAAAACCTGCTTCTTTTGCATCTAAACAGAAAGAAACGTCTTCTCCACACATATCCTGAACCTCACCAGATTCAAATACCTGCATTTTAGGAGCAAACCAAGGATATTTCATCTCTTCATGTTCCCAAACACCTTTTTTGATTAATAACCAGCCAAATCCAGTATAATCGACGGTAAATGGTTTCTTTCTTTTCGAGATGCTTTCGAGGGTTTCGTGGTTCATTACTCCACCATTAGTTCTGAAGTCATCTTCTTCCAACCAGTGTGCAACCGAGGTGGTTTTGCCGTCCTCTGTGCAGTACCAACCACCAGCAATATCCTTATCCATAAGGACTACTTGCCAGAACTTCTCTGAATTGAATACAATGTCGCTATCGATCCATAATTGGTAGTCATATTGGAGTTGACCATCCCAAGGTATCTGATCAGGTCCACGAAGTACGTTAGCACCTAAGCACTTGCATCGTGCAAAGTTGACCATTGATGAGTAATCCTGAGAAATTTGGATACTTGCTCCACTTTGTACCAGATCGAAGCATAGCTGTACAAATGCTTTTAAAAATGTATATGAAACAGTCCTACCAGGCAAACAAAATACTACTGTTTTACCTTTTACCATTTCTTTTGCTTTCTCGAAGTCCCACTCTGGTGCTTTATTGACCATCGGAGACTTTGCCTTTACGGTAAATCCTTTCGCCATAATCTATTGTAATTACAAATATATCATACTCGATTATATAGCAATTGTCAATAGTTTTTAGCGTGTTCGGTTAACCATCCATTCTTGCAAAGGTATTCTTATTTTCTGGTGTCCATACTTTTATACCAACTGCAGGTGACATCCAACCAGTAATAATATACTTTACACCTGATAATGGAGGATTACCACGGTGGAGATGTGTATATGAAGAAGGCCATACAACACCCATATTTCTTTTTGGTTTAATTCTTAATTTCTGATATAAAAACTCAGTCTCACCACCTTCTTCGACATCATTTAAGTAAACCGACCATGCCATAACTCTAAGATTATGATCCCATGCTATGTTTTCATTATGAAACGAATGATAACCTTGAGTTGGTAATGTTCTTTGGAGAGAAGTTACACTACTCATCCATTGCATATTCTGTAAACATGGGAAATCATTTACATATGGTTCAAAACATGATTCGAGTAAAGCCGCTCCTATATCTTTACCAATATCAGTATGAAAAGGTTCAATAGGTATTGCTGTATCTGTAAGATGAAGACCAGCAGCATTATTTCTTTGCCTTGGTTCTAATACTTGTTGTTTACCTCCAAGATCCAATAAGAAATTAACTAAGTGTTCAGGTAGAGCATTATCATAAGTTCTTATAAAATTCTCTTCTGCTTGTTGAGGTTGCTGAGTATCGGGAGTCCATACTGGTTCTTCTGGTGCAGTAACAGTTAAGTCTTCTAAGACTGGTTTTTTATCTTCTTCACCAGGTCCACGTATATTAGCCTTGCTTCTAATATCATCTTGAATCCTTTCATTATTATTAATATATGTTGGCGTTATTCCAGTATCTCCACCAAACTTAGGTTCTATTCTTTTAATTTTTCTTTCTGAACCTTTTACAGGACCACAATACTTATTACTTTTCTTTGACATCGGATTCTGTTTTATTTGTTATTATACTACCATTGTGTTGCTGCGTCAATACGCTCTTCTACTGGTGGTGGAAATGTTTCTTGCCCATACATACCTTTATTTTCAATAATTTCACCATCAATATAATTACAAGATAATATAACTCTTCTCTTTTGATCTGTAGTTGTTGTACTATTATGATGTTTAGAACCATCAAAGATTAATGCTCTATTCTCTATACTTTCAACTTTAGTACCATCTGGAAACTCCGTACCACCATCACAGGTATTAATATACAAAATTAATGCTTTATGTGTATATGGCATATCAGTATGTGGATCATGATGAAGCATTGTACCTACATTAGTATACATGATACATCTTGATCTAATTAAACATATTGCTTTTAAATATTCATTCAACATTGCTCCCATCATTTGATATAATCGCTGATCATGTATTTGTAGATTATGATATACATCATGAATAAAATAGAAATCTGTTAAACTATTATTGTATATGCCATTGTCATCTTTTTTAACGTATGCAACACCTGGTGCAAAAAGCCAAGGATTACGAACATCCATTATATAAGTTTGTATTGCTTTAAAATACTCAGCAGGTAAAAAATTATCAATTACTTTCATTTTATTAAAAAATTGGATAAACAGTATCTACCGTAATGTTGATTGCGATTTTCTTCTTTCATATGTATAGGAGATACTTCATGTTTTAAACAACTTGGTATAACAACTAATCTATTATTCCTACACTCTATAGTTTGATTAAAGTCAGTTAATGTTAGATCACCACCTGTAAACTTCTTTGGTTCTTTAAAAAACCATGTAAGCATCGTAACCTCTGCACCATCAGTATGAGAATCATAGTAATCTTCATTCTCATAGTATGATAACATTATATCATCATTACAAACATTATGCATAACATTAGACCAAAACCAACTTTCTCTTGCTATTTTACTAAACATCCATGATAGATGAGGAAAACATTGTTTTGATATATCAGTTATTCTTGATGGTAATATATGTGATCTTTTACAGTTAACTAAAAACTTACCATTCCTTATAGCACCACTTGTTTCATTATTACTAAGTAATTTATTATTATAGTATACATCATCAAGATCTTCCCATATAACTCTCAATTCTTGTTTATTATACCAATCATCAAAAATAAAATACTCTGGATAATCTATAAATTCATATTTCATTAATAAGATGCATCTGCCATTATACTACTATCAAACACGATTGATTCAAAACTTAGTTCTTCTTTATAATATGAATGATATAACCTACCCCATATAAGATCAAACTCAATTTGATTTAAATCTTTAAAGAGTACTTCTCCTCTTAGATATATGTGGTAGGTATTAGGCATTTTCTTTAATAATAAGTTCTCCACCATCTGTTTTAAAATTTACTTCAGTATCTTCAAACCATCCTTGATCATTTATTACCCATTCAGGTATTCTTACAAAGAATTCTCCAGATACTGTATCAACTTCTATGGGGCGTATATCTTCGGGGTTATTTTTTAGCATTCTGTAGTATTCTGTTTTTCCATTATATATCAATTACGAATCTTTTGCAAGTGCGACCTTGTGGGCATTTTTTAACAGCGAAAAAAAATTTGAAGTTGGATGGAATATTGTTCTCGCTCTCGTAACACTTTGTAGGTTAGGGTAGTTAGTCGTTTTTAAACGGGCACGGGGGGGCGAACCGCCCAACGGGGGCAACTGGCAAATACACGCACCCACTGTGCCACCTCACCAACTGGCATACGTCTACTGTTTTGAGACGTATGCCTAACGAACGACTACCAAGTAGTCGCCATCATTCTGTTGTATGACTCCTCTTCTCTCAACTCACTAACTGTGCGAGTCCATTCATCCTCACTATAAGGGTTAGTGAAAATGTAGTCGTCATAAGGATCTACGTCGTCGGTTTCATCGGTGTAACCGTCGAACCAGTTGCCGTGTATCCTTGTATGCTCTACCTTTTCAGGGTTAGTACAAGTTGACGAACTTGTTTCAGGGTGGTTACAATGTGCTTGTGCCTCTGCTAAGTTTAAACCAGTCCATTCTTTACAGACTGGGTTAGCACCTGGTCCATAGTAGTCGGAGTCGAAATAGAAGCGAACGATCTTGTAAGTTTGGGGCATTTGGGGAAAGTTGAATAACTTAAATTAATAATAGCATAGGTAAGGGACGATTCAACGTCCCAAACCTTAAGAAATTATATAAAATAACAATCATCATAATGCTGCACTTCTGTAACTAATTCTCTAACTTGATCCCATGTTAAATACTCCTTTGTTTCTCTCCAAGTACTTGTAGGATCTTCTGGGTTAGTGAATATTTTACCATCTTCATTCATTAATGCAACGCTGAATAAGTCAGCATCACCGCCATTAACTGCGGTATGATTAGCGATAGATAACTGCCAATCGTTGTCGAATGTAAACCGTGTTATGTATCCCTTGCGAGTATCATCTTTTGATGCTGGTAAAGTGATAACTTCAGTCTTATCATATTCATAAGACTTTACTTCTGAAAATGTTGTGTAATTCATTTGGGGAAAAATGATTTGCTTAAGTTAATGATAGCACAGATAATAGGAATAATACAAGTCAAACATTAAGAAAGCATAAAAAAATGATGAGTAAATTAATACTCATCATTTAGAATACGTTGCAAGTCGTCCGACTGTCCGACTCCCCAACCGTGAGAAGGACGGTTGCATCGTTTTTGTTCTCTCTCTTCATCCAGTGCAATCATACGTTTAGCGAATGATTCCATATTAGGTGAACAGAGATAACCGTGACCTTTGATTAACATTTGAGAAAAAAGGGAAGTTGTGTGAGGTTTCCTTCCCTTACTTCTATTATGCCTCAATCTGAGTCAATGTCTCATCTTTGAAACATTTGTTAATAAAGCGACCAACTGACTCAGTTTCTCTCAACTGTGCAGTAAAGTTGTCAAGGTTAGAAGTTTTATAGGTGTAAGACCTTGTGCTGTCGTCCTTAGCATTGCGGAAGGCAACAGTAACTTCATTAGATAAGTCAGTCCAGTTAACTGAGGAAACTGCTGATGACTTTGGAAAATCCATTTAAGTTTGTTTAACTGAACTTATTATAAGGGTAATTTCATAACCTGCCTATGCCCATTGTGCCAGTTCATAAAGTGGCACAGTCAAACCC